TGTACTTAGCATCTTCAACTGCTTGTGTTAGTATCTTTGTAATTAACATTTCTTCCCATGTCTGCATATTTTTTCTTCTTTCTTTATTTTTTATTATTCGTATATCCTATCATACTTTTAATCGTTTGTATATAGTACATAGTGTCGCACTATATGTTCTACTTTTGTTCTAACAAAATCTCCAAATAGGATCTGTTAGTACGTTATCTTTATAGTCTTTCATTGGCGATACTTCACCTTCATCTTCTCTTAAATGATCTGTAATCTCAACATCACCATTTTCTTCGGCATACTCATCATCTGCATAAGCAACTTGACCAACATATTCTGTGTCACCGCTGTCTTTGTAGTTGGCGTCAACCATGTAGGTCTCAACACCGTTTTTTGTTTCTGTAATCTCATGGTTTATCTGAGAATGATCTATACCACAATCACTCAAAAGAACATCAGCTTCTGCTTTGTCTTTAGCAAGAACCTCTTGTTCAATTACTAATGTGTAAAATGTTTTCTTTCTGTATAGTTTCTTACCTAAGTCTTCTTTCATTACCATTATATCTGTATCAACTGTCATATTTACTTGTCCTCTTTGTTAGTTACGTTTTTCATAATCTCTCTTGCCTGTTCTGCCTCTTGTTCTTTTTTCATGTTTTCAAAAAAAATTACATTCTTTCTAAGTATTTCTGCTTCTTGTTCCTTCAATCTAATACTTTCTTTTTTAATTGCCTCATCTTCTTCTGGAGTATAGTATAACTCTAATTTCATTTTTGCTAAGACTTTTGTTATTGCGTCTATATCTTTATCAAGTCCATCAACTCTACTTTCTAAAAAAGTATGGCTGTGTTCTTGTGTTGTAATTCTTTGTTCAAGTTTATCAACTATCTTGTATAGATTTTTTTCATCTTCACTCATTTTTTTATCCTATTCTTGTTGTGCTTTAAATTCATCAAAAGAAATAAACTTTCTTTTTTTAGAATCATAAACTTGACCTTTATATACAGTAGATTTCATTTCAATATCTTTTAATTGATTTAACATATCTTTAGCATTAGATAATAAACCATCATCTATATTCTCAATCACATTTTGAATAACATCTACTTTGTTATCGTGTCCATTAATGTACATTTTTTTTCTCCTTCTTCCATATAGTCATACCTGATTCTGTTTTATAGATAGTCCACATACCATTATCATCTGTATAGTATCCTTCTACTGTCATCTTGACTTTACTTTTTTTCTTTACTTTTTTATCTGCCGCTTTCTCAGCCATTTGTTTCACCTCCGTCATCATATTATAATTTACAATCTTCTGTAAATCATCAGCCATTTCTTGACCTTGTTGTTCTTGTACTCTCAACTCGTTATATTTTTTTGTTTGTTCTAGTATCATAATGTATCCTTTTGTTATTGTTTTAGTTTGTAGTCGTGAAGTATTTTATTAATAGCATTTTTCATATTAATGTCTATTGATTCTAAAAGATTGTTATCTACTTCAATCAACTCTTTTATATCTCTTTTCATAGCATTTATTTTTTTATAAACTACATTTCTAACTATTGTTGTTACCATATTGTTATTCACTATTGTTTCTCCTGACATACTATTGAAAGGAACATTGTACACGTTCCCATAACTACTAATGCAAGTGCAAGCACCCACTGGTTTGTTTCTACAGCACCGGTAGCACCGATTAACATTAAAACACCGAACACGGCAAACAAAGTTGCCATAATTTCTTTAAATTTAAGCATGGATGTGTGCCTCCATAACTTCTTCTACGTTCTCTGAATTGATACCTAACATAGTTTTGTTTGCAGTATTCAGAATCTTAACTTTTGCGTCTTCTTTAGTGATTTCATTCTTTTTTAGTTTATCTAAAATGATATCTACTGTTTTTTCGGCAACGTCTTCAGCCCATTGTTTTACTTTTGACATAATGTATTATCCTTTGTGTTGTTTTTCATATTATCTGTATATGCTATCATACTATTTGACGTTTGTATATAGCACAAAGTGTCGCAGTTGATAGAATTATTGTTTTTATTTGTTTTTTTCATAATATACAGTTATAATACACTAAATGCCAATGAATTACAAGAAAAATCTGGTCTAAAAACCAAGAAATATGAAAGTGTTGCAAAAATACAACAATTTAAGAACGAAAAGAGAACATTTATAGGATTTTGCGACCTGGTCCTAGGAACCAGGCCGTGCGTCCTGACTTTTTCCGTCTCCATCAAAAGTCATAAGTGTATTATATCATTTTTACAACATTTAGTCAAGCACTTATAAATAGTTATTATTAAATATTAGTTATTCAAAGGAAAAAACTATGTACGAGTATAAATGCAAAATTGTAAAAATAGTTGACGGTGATACCGTTGATATTGACTTAGATTTGGGTTTTGGCGTTTGGTTAAGAGATGAAAGAGTCCGAATTATGGGCATTGACACTCCTGAAAGTAGAACGTCTGACAAAATCGAAAAAATATTTGGTCTATTAGCAAAAGATAGGCTAAACTCATTATTAGGTGGAGAAGCAATCTTATTATCACAGGTAACAAAAGGTGGAGAGAATATGAAAGGTAAATTTGGTCGTATTCTTGGTAACTTCAAAACAATAAACGGTGATAACGTTGCTGATATATTAATGAACGAAGGACACGCTGTTGCTTACAACGGTGGTGACAAAGACAATGTTCAAAAACAACATTTAGCAAATAGACAGAGATTAATTGATGAAGGAAAGATTCCTACACCAGAAGGTATGTCTGCAATCAAAGGTGCGGTTAATGAATTCAAGGCAACTAAACCACCATTAAAAGTAAAACCACAACCGGAAGTAATTACACCAAAACCGGCAGTAATAACGCCAACTTTTAAGAAAAAAAAGAATAAAAAGAAAAAGTAAGAATAATATAGGAGGATACTCCAATGAAATATCTTAAAAAAGTATTTGATTGGTTTTTTCAAGCATATGAACCTGAAAGACCTAAATTAAAAACTTATAACTTTAAAGGTAGAACATACTACCTAAGGAAACGAAAAAGAAATGCCAGCAGTAAGTAGAGTAGGATTAGATAGTCATGTAGGTCACGCAAGTCCTACGCCTAACCCTTTTCATCAAACTTCATATGCAGTTGGTTCGCCAAATGTTTTTACAAACAAGGCTAAAACTGTTCGTGTAGGAGATACTACTGGATGTGGTGATCCTGCAGCTGCAGGAAGTCCTAATGTATTTGTAAATAAGATTCCTGTACACAGATTAGGTGACGCAACTGCAGGTCACGGAAGTTTTGTACCAAATGCTTCTGCTTCAGGATCAGGTAATGTATTTGCAAATGGATAGTATAAATAGTAGTAGGAGAGATTAAATGGCAAATTATGACGCTGGCTCAGTATCGAATAAAAGTAAAAGAAGTGTAAAAATCTATAAAGATTTAAACTTAGACTTTCAGCAGAATGTTGCTACTAAAGATATTCAAAGAATAGAAGATGTTGAAGCTGTAAAAAGAAGTGTACGAAATCTTATCAGTACAAATTATTACGAGAAACCTTTTCACCCAGAGATTGGGTCTAATTTGAGAGGTATGTTGTTTGAAAATATAACTCCTCAAATAAGTCACTTTATAGGAAAACAAATAGAATTTTTAATTAAGAATTACGAACCAAGATGTAGATTGACTGAGGTTGCAAATAAACCTAACTTAGATAGAAACGGATACTCAGTATCAATATCTTTTTATGTGGTTAACAGTCCTAACCCAGTACAAGTAGAAACATTTTTAGAAAGACTAAGATAATATGGCAACAAAATTAGATATATCACAATTAGACTTTGACGGTATCAAAGATAATCTAAAAACTTTCCTATCACAACAGGATGAGTTTACTGATTATGATTTTGAAGGTTCTGGAATGAATGTTCTATTAGATGTTCTTGCTTACAACACTCACTATCTTGGATACAATGCTAATATGTTGGCAAACGAAATGTTCCTTGATAGTGCCGATCAAAGATCAAGTGTCGTGTCATTAGCAAAACAAGTTGGTTACACTCCTAAAAGTGCTACATCTTCTACAGCAAAAATTGATGTAGTTGTCAACAACGCTTCAGGCGCCTCTCTTACAATGTCAAGAGGAACAAAATTTACAACTACGGTTGACGGAACAAATTATTCTTTTGTAAATAATGCTGATATAAGTATTTCACCATCAGATGGTGTTTATAAATTTTCTAATCTAGTAATTTATGAAGGTACATATTTAAATTACAAATACACAGCAAATACAACTGATACAGATCAAAGATTTGTTATACCAAATGATAATGTAGATACAAATACATTAACTGTTAAAGTTCAAGAGTCTTCTTCTGACTCTACAACAAACACATACACATTAGCGACTGGTATTACAGCAATAGATTCTACATCTAAAGTTTTCTTTTTACAAGAAGTTGAAAATGGAAGA